CACGAGGTCGATGACGTCCTGGAACGGCTTGAGGAGGGTCGACCCGATCTCGGCCGCCACGTCGGCGAGCTCCCCGGGGATCGCGCCGATCTTGTCCGTGATGAACTTCTTAACCTCGCGGACCTTGGCCGTGATCTTGTCCCAATTCTTCACCACGGCGAGCACGGCCAGCCCGATCGGCCCCGTGATGATCGCGAGGAGGAGCGGCCAGTTGTCGCGGATCCACCCGAACGCGGCCGCAGCGGCGTTGCGGACCGCGGCGAACGCCCCGTTCACGATCCGACGGAACGTCTCCGACCGCTTGTAGGCGAGCACGAGGACCGCGACCAGGGCGATTACCCCGGCCACGATCAGGAGAACCGGGTTCGCGAGGAACGCCGCATTCAGCGCCAGCTGACCGGCGGCCGCGCGCTTCGCGTTCGCCGCAGAGATCGCAGTCACGGCGTTCTGGATCGTGGTCACAGTCGTATAGACCCGCTCGGCGGCCGACACGGCGAGGACGATCAGCGCGAGCGCCCCGAGGCCGATCACGAGGACCTGGATCAGACCGGTATGCCTGGAGGCGAACTCGGCGAACGTCCCCATCACCCCGAGGACCTTCTGATACGCCGGGAGGAGTCCCGCGCCGAGCTTCGCCTTGATGTTCTCCTGCTGGGCGGCGAGGATCCGCGACTTGTTCGCGGCCCCGGTCGAGGTCCGCGCGAAATCGCCCTGGGCCTTACCCGTCTGGGCGAGGATCTCCTGAGAGGCCGCCAGCGCCTTCTGCTGGGGGGTGAGGGCCTGTTTCACGGTGTCGATCAGTCCGAGCTTGAGGGCCCGCGCCCGGAGGGTGTTGTCGTCGAGGAGGACCCCGTACTTGCGGATCGGTTCGGACTCCCCGCGCATGGCGGCGCCGATCGCGAGGATCGCCTCCTGGGGGGTCGTGTTGTTGAACGAGGCGAGGTCGGACGCGAGCCCGGTGAACTGCTGGGCGAACTTCGCGGTCTGGGACCCGGACAGGCCGGCCTTCTGACCGATCAGTCCGAACGTGCCGGCCGCCTCGAGGGCCTGCACCTTGGATTGGCCGAGCTTGGTCGCCGCGCTCGATGCGAACCGGTCGATCGCCTTCGCGTTGTCCCCGAAAATCTGCTGGGACTTCGAGGTCTCCTCGTTCAGATCGGAGGCCGCGTCGATCGCCTTCTTAGCCCCGAGGGCGATCCCGCCGAGCGCGATCGCGGCCGGCACGCGGAGACTCGAGAACTTCGCCGAGAGGTTGCCGGCGGCGCGACCGGTGCGGGACATGCCCGCCTCGGCGCGCCGCCCTGCCGCGTCGACCTGGTCGAGACCCCGGACCCCGTCGCTCACGTCGGACGTGACCTTGACGGCGAGTGCCGCGGTACGTGTCGCCATGGCGGGGGGATCCTTCCTAGTCGGGGTCGGGCAGGAGGTCGAGCGCGGTCGCGATCAGCTGGTCGTCGCCGTCGAGGACTCGGTCTCGCCACCAATCGAACGAGGTCCCGGGGTATGCGAGGACGAGGGAGAGGAGGAGTCGGACGACGGATCCGGCTGGGTAGGGTCCACGTCGGCCGGCTCCTCATGCTCGGCGAGGTCCCACACGTCGAGGACCCACTCGTCGAACTTCTCCTCGGTCAGCTTCATGCGGACCATTGCGGCCCACGTCGCGAGCGACAGGAAGTGGATCCCGTGCCGCTCCGGGGAGAGCCCCCTCTTGGTGACCTCGAGCTCACCCCGCAACTGGTCCCCGAGGAGGAGGATGAGCTCGTACTCGGCCGGTTCCGCCTCCGGTGTCTTGGCTCCGAGACTGACGTCGATCCGTGTGCGCTTCATCGATTCCCCTTCACTCGTGCTAGGGCCCGGTCGAGGCCGGCGAGGTAGAGGTCGGCGACGTGGTCGTCCTCGTCCTCGACAGCCCGCTCGAGCCATGGGTTCTGTGAGTGCACGATCGTTGCATACGGTGCGGTCGCGGTGACCTCGATCAGCGGCCCCGACACGCCGTAGCCGTGCGTCGACGCCAGGAACCCGGTCCGGCGGGGGGAGTCCTTGCGTCCCTCGGTTGCCATGAGGGCGCCGGCGGCGTGCGCCTCGACGGTCGTGTCGGCGACGTCGCGGGCGGCCTCGCGGATCGTCCGCTGGAACGTCGCCGCGCCCTCGAGCTCGGCGCCGCCGGCCATGACTACGCCGGTCGGACTTCGCCGGCGTACCCGGCCTCGATCAGCCCGTCCACGATCGTCTGGGCGTCCTCGCGGTTGTCGCGGATCCCGCCGACGGTGATCCCGCGGGTCCGGTCGAACGCGACGAACTTCCCCCGGGTCGGGCTCGAGGTCGTCGACGCGGCGGCCTTCTTGGCCGGCCGCTTCGCCGCGGCCTTGCGGGGGCTCACGGCGTGTCCCCGAGGACCGGCGTGCCGATGATCGACCACGACAGATCGGAGGTGTTCCGCTTCTTCACGTCGCCCCCGATCGCCAGCGGAACGACCCTGAGGTTCCCGGTCACCTTGCGGCCGAGCGAGGTCGCGGGGATGAACTTGAACGCGACCGTCACCCCCATGTTGTCCCACGTGTAGGCGACGAAACCGGAGTCGGCCAGCTCGTCCTGGAGGGCGGTGCCGGTCGCCTTCCACTTGTAGGACGCGGTCTCCTCCTCGGCGATCTGCTCCCCCGAGAGGACGTCGATCGCGTCCTCGGTGTCGACCGACTCGTCGGCCTCTACCGTGAACTTCGTGATCTGGGCGGTCACGTCGAGGGGACCCGATCCGAGCGTGAGGGTCCCCGGACCCATCTTGTAGGACTCAACAGACATGGCGTGATTCTCCTATGCGGGTTCAGTGACGGTGATCTTGTACGCCGGCACGATCGTTTCTGTCGAGGGGATCGTGTAACCGACGGGTTCGGCGCGGTCGACCTCGAGCACCGCGGCCACGTGGTCGACGAGGAGCTCGAGCTCCCGGGCCGCCTCGAGGTCCGCCGGCGGCGGGGCCAGCGCGTACAGGGTCCACTCGACGTCCTCGACCTGGGACCCCTCGAGGGTCGACGAGTACGACAGGGTCGGGACCGGGACCACGAGGAGGCACGGCGGGACCGTGTCCCGGATGCTCGTCGAGGCCTGAATCTGGACGACGGGCGGGTCGGCGTCGAGGTCCTCGTCCTGCCGTAGCAGGGTCGCGATCGCCTCGGCGCGTTCCACCATGCCGGCCACGATCAGACCACCGGAACCGCGGTCGTCGGGGCGCCGAACACGAACTTACCCTCGGTCCCGAGCCCGAGGAGCTTCGCGACGTCCGGGTCGTACCGGAGGATCCCCGCCGATCCGAGCTCGGCGTATCCGGCCACACCAAGCGGGCTCGAGCGCCTCGAGTACCACCGATGGGCGAGCATGGCCGCCCCGAGGAGGACCGTCGGGGTCGGCTCGAACACGGGCGGGTCCGCGTCGGTGAACATGTCCGGCTTGAGGTCCTCGACGTACTCCGCGGCCGCGTTCGCGGCGAGCGTGAGTGAGGCGGTGTCGCCGGTGTCGCCCTGCCGTTGTCCGGACCATTGCCGGACAACGGCAGGGGTGAGCCACGTCGAGTCGGGCATCGGGTGACTACGCCTCGTTGATGATCTTCGAGAACGCGGCGTCCCGGAGCGTGCCGGAGGCGACGTATCCGCCATAGGCGATCTCGACCCCGAGCACCGAAGGCTGGACCGCCTGGAGGAGCCCGATCCGCTCCTCGTACGCCTCGACCTTGGACTTGACCCCGACGATCAGGGTCCCGGCCGGGAACGAGGGGACGACGGTCCGGGGGAGGCGGAGGACCTGCCCCTCGAACGAGTCGACCCTCGAGTCGTTGCCGGCACCGACGGACCCGACGGACAGGGTCGCGGCCGCGGTGTCGAGCACGGGCCCGTAGAGCGCCCACATGTCGAGGGACATCCACACGTGGTCGGGGAGGCGGCCCGCGCCGGCGTAGGCGTGCGAGGCCGCGGTGTAGAACGCGGTCGCGATCTGGGCCAGGGTGCCGGCCGTGCCGATCGCCGCGGCGTTCTCGACCTCGTCGGTGACCGAGGCGGCGAACGCGTCCGCGACGGCGTTCTCGGTCTCGATCGCGTACTGCTCCTGGAGGTCGGTCAGGATCGCGTCCCACGCCGCCGGCGAGGTCCAGTCG